CTCTAAATTCCTCGATTAACATTCAAAGTTCCAGCTGGAGTCTATAATTTCAACCCTAAAAAAGGGAGGCCAATTTCCTCCAACCTTAATCCTCCAAAATCACCTTGCCTTGCCAAACCTTCCCGCATCAAACTCCACCCTCGCGGGTATCGCCTGACCTGGTCGTGCTCAACCTGACCTTGCTGGGCACCCTGTCTCGCTCTGTCTTGCTCAGTCTTACCCTCCTAGTCGCCACCCTCGCAGGTTTTGTCCAGTCTGGTAATGCCGGACCCGACCTTGCTCCACGCTATGCCTTGCGATGTCTTGTTTAGTTTTTCTAGACCAGGTTCCGCCCCTAAAGGCTTTGCCTGACCTAGTCATACCAAGTATGACCGTGCTCAGCACAACGTTTCGCGCTGTCTTGCCTAGCCGTTCTAGTCAGGGTCATCCCTTGCGAGATTCGCCTAGCCTAGTCATACCAAGCCTGACCTTGTTCGGTTCCGTGTGTCATCCAGTCTTGCCTGCTTTCTTATGCCAGGCACCGTCCTTGCAGACTTTATCTGGCATCGTCATACCAAACCCGACCGGGTTCGACACGTTGCCTCACGCTGTCTTGTCTAGCTTTTCTACGTCCAGTTCTATCCTGACGAATAGTACCTGACCTAGTCATGCCAAACCTGACCTTGCTCGACACAGGCTTGATACATTTCTTTCCCTCGTTGAGAGATAAGGAATCGCTATACAGTCCTTCATGGGTTCCATTTTCTTGAACAAATCATGTAAGTAACACAGCTTAGCTGTGCGCTCACTTTTCTTTGTTCTCAGGGGTTCACCCCAAGAAAATGATAATCCCCCATGACTGACTGGAACTGAAATACTCCGAACAGTCCTGGATAGTTTTTGACGGTTAACCGACTTAAACAAATCCTGGACAGATTCTGGAGAATCTTCAGGCATAGCGAATTCCAGATCTCTTAAACATTCGCCAAGGATACGACTACGTCTATCTAAGATCGTCTGCTTTCCAGAGCCTACAACGGTTTCTCCCACAATAAGTTGCGAGTTGACCGTCCCGAAAATGGGATGAATGTAGTTTTTACCAGGAGAAAGATCCAATCCAAATTCTTGGACTGTTTCTCTCCACTTAGGGTAATTATCTGGATGAGTTCTCATGAGGATATCATCTCCATTAATCAAATATTTGGAGGATGGAACCCCTGAGAATTCAGCAGTACAATCGTTAAGAAGACACAGCAAAGGAAAGGAGAGGAGAGATCCCATCAACTGACCTGATTTCTGAAGGACCGGACTTAGTCCAGTCTCTTTCGGATACACAAGTAGATGAGGAGAAATCTCCTTCATGGCCCAACGTTTCGTTGGCTCATGATCAATTGACTCCAAGATTCCTTCTAAGAGTGCTTTAGAGCCCTCTATGGAGAAAGAATCTGTTGCTGCCGAATAGTCACCTGAAATCCAAACGTCATCACGGTCCGATGATTGGAAGATGCGGGAAACCGCACTTTCTAATCTATTTGTACCGTGGGTAAGACAAAATTGTGGGAAATCTCCTAAAGCGAGCCACATAGCTCGCTGAAGAGGTTTCAAACAAAAAGTGTCACCTTTCCCAGCTGTTATCACCCGAACCTTTAAAGGTTCAGGAACAGGTTCTACCCTAACGGGTAGAGGCCCTTCCGGTGGAAAAGCGGGAAAGTTTAAACATTTAACTGCCCCTGATCCACTCTTAAAGTCGAAAGATTCGGTAAATCCGAACTCTTCCAACTCTTTAAGTAAGGGATCAAGGACAGTAGTGTCCTGACACTTGTCTACAACAGTTTGGATCCAATTCTGGCGAAAGTTCTCATGATAATCTCTCCGCTCCCTAAATAGGGATCGGAAAGAACCAAAGTTTTTGAATGGTTTCCATTTTTCCTGGGTACCATTCTTGTCAAAATCCCGAGATCGTTGAAAGAACCTCTCGTGAACAAATTTTTCAGGGATCGGATTAACCGAATTCCTTAATTTATTCTTCACGAACACAAGGTTTTCTTCACGAACCCAACTTGGAGGGTCCCGGAGACAGAATGTCTCCTGGTGCTCTATAAGCAAAGGAACGTGAAAACGTCTCCAAAAGGAGGCATCATCGATGATGGGATTTGACACGCCATAAACACTCTTTAGATTCATACCATACAATAAGTTTGAGGTACAAATAATGATAGGAGAACAGAATTTCTGTCCCTTTTCTTCTAAAGAGGCCATTGGAACGACATACGGACAACAGGAAACCAAAGTTTGGAATTCCTTAATATCATGTCCGTCCATGGATTGCCCAAGATCGTCAAAAATAACGATAGGCTGTCCATGATAACCGTCCCAATGCTCAACATGGCACGTCCTTTGGTATGTGAGGTTTTGTCTTTTAACACCAGGAAAGAGGGAAGAGAGTTCACTCACAATTCGATTGATTTGTGTGCTCTTTCCCATTCCAGGTTGTCCAAATAAACCAATGACAAAAGGTTCCATTCGATCATCGGGATCTTCCTTGGAAGGAAGATCTTGTAATCGATTATGGAACACGAGGTCCCCTTTGATTCCTCCGCATGCGCGAGGGAAAGCAAAGGAAGCCTTGTTGGTCGGAAAGAAACCATTGTTGGCTAGGTAATACTTAGCGACATGTTTTCCAAACTTCCGACCCTTCTCTCTCAATCGAGAGAGAGTGTCTTGAGATAATCCCCGATGGGGTGTACTCAATTGGTCCCGATGTCCGATAAGGGTATCGAGGATGAAATCCTCGGGAACCTCCTGACAAAGGGATTTGGACTGAAGACAAGAAAAGCTAAATCGGACAAGCTCTTCCGTAGTGAGAGAATTCTTGATCTGGTTCCAGACTTCGGTCGGAAACAAATTTATAGATTCTCCCTCGGGAAGCTCGTCCTGATTCATAGCTTTACTCACCATGAGACAGAGGGAGTTTTTCAAACACTTAATCAGAGATTTTTCTCCAAGGTTCTTTTTCACAAATTGTGAATAGATATTAAGAAATAGTGACGACAATAAGTTCTCCTTTTTAAGGAAAATTTGACGTCCCCTAATTCTTTGGAGAGAACTCAAATCTGATTTCTTGAACATCTTCATGGTCAAGAACAAAGCGTTTGAAATTTTTAGGGAATGGAGAACAATCCTTGAGGTTTCCTTATGGAAAACTAAAGGGTATTCTCCTAGAATGGTGTCGAGACGAATACCATAACGGATTGAGAAAGCCATAGGAGAAAAATCCTTTTTGCTACTCTCAACCTTATAACGGTATCTAATCGACTTATTGGCGTTCACACGTATCTTTCTATTGAAGTTTTTCCGGTTCATAAGAACTGAAAAATCTCCAATATCCTCGATGGAGGACCCTGCACAATCAATCATGTGCAGAAGAGACGTAAGAACTCGATCTAGTTTATTTTCGCCTAAGAAAAATGCTTTCGAAAGAAAACGCTTTTCAAAGGTTCCAATATCCAACTTCAATACTCCTGACGTGGTAGCGTAATCGCTGCTACCGAAGCTAGTATGCTTATTCGGGAATACATCCTGTTTTAAGGTTTTCGAAGTTATATTTTCAAGAGAAGGGATAACTAGTCCCTAATCTAGGAAATTTCACCGAGAGAACATTTTGGTAAATTGAATCTAAATAAACTGAAGTGGGGGAAACTCCAGTTCAATTCAACTACAATATTCCTTCGATGTTGTCCTTTCACGGACAATGGGCTACCTTTACGGTAACTACTGCGGCCTTACGG